CTTCTAATCGGTTGTACTATAGTTCTTGGTAAGGTAGGCATTACCTATACCTCCATTAAATTTCTAAGACAGCATACATATCTGCAACAGCATTTGTATCCAAATTCCAGACCACAATTGAAGAGCTTACCGGAATGACTATACCTTCGGGGAATGTCCATATAACACCTGTTCCTATTGTAGCAGGAAGAGCAATTCTTCTGAAAAATGCTACAGGTATTGTAGGGCCTGTATCCCATGCCAGTGCTGACTGAATAACACCAGATGCAAGCACATCATTAGGATCTATTTTTAAGAAATCAACAGGAGAAGTAGGAGTTGTTCCAATTGCCTGAGGATAACCAAGACCAAATACCGATGCGGTAGCTTCAGCAAGTGTAATGCCAAGCTCAATTAACTTAGCTCTACCAGGGGTTGCACCAGTGCGAATCTCCCAACATGCGTTAGCAGTAGTGCCATTAGACGTTCTTACACCAAGACTTACTTTCATTTTATATCTCCTTAATTCAATGTTATCTTTATGTTATTTACTCTTAACCTTTGTCCATCAGGAGCTGTTACAGTTCCTCCAAAATCTATAACAAGAACAATGGCATCAGTATAATCATCACCACTTCCAGTAGCTGTACTATCATCATAAACAACAGCTGCACATGCCGATATTGAACCTCCTGTTGGAATCCATTCAGCATAATTCCAATATAAGTAAGCTTTGTCGGATGCGTCATCTACAACTACTGTAGCACCTGTGAGGGTTTCTCCTCCAGTTGTATAGCCAAGGCCAGAATTAATTTCATCAGCTATAATATCAGCGTAACAATTATCCTCATCAGGATCAAAGGTAAAACCATCTTTCATTAGAATGACCTTAAATGTATCAGATAATCCTGCTACTTGGCCCTTAAGAATCATTCCAAGAATTGTATTAGCCACTTGGTTTGCCATAACTTATCTCCTATGAAAGCCTGACCTCAACATTAGCTATTGTAGCAGAACCACCATCAGCCTGAGTTTGTTCTCCGCCAAAATCTATATATCCGACGATAGGATCAGCAGTTGGCGTCGTAACAGTATCGTCAAATATTATAGCCCCAGGTGTTGGACCAATTGCACCACCTGATGCAGTCCAGACTACATTATCCCATGTTACTGAACAACGATTATTAGCATCGTCCTCAGTTACTGTTACCCCTGAAAGAGTTTTGTCATTCTGCGTATAACCGTTTCCAGAAGAAAGTTCAAATGTAGAAACATCAGCATAACTTTCATGAGCATCTTCATCAAACGCAAAGCCTGAAGCCATGAGAATTATTTTAAAAGAATCATTCTCAAAATCTATGGCTTTCTTTGCAAGCAAGGCTTTAATCTTGTTAGAAACTGTACTTGCCATAATCTCCTCCACTATCTCTTAAGTTTAAGATTAATTTGAATATCTCTGCATAAGCCTATACTAATATGAAATACATTAGATAGCCTATGCAGAACCAAGCCTATAACAAAAAGCTTTACAGCTGTTATATGCATATAGCAGTAGGGCAAAATTGCTAACAGTCCAACCCATACAGATACGCAATACTTACACTCAAGTAAGTGACCGTAATCTTCTATAGTCAAGAAAGGTGTGTTTCTAACTAAGAAGATTCTAAAGCGTTGTAAAGGACCAGCAGCAAATATCAATTCTACTACTGCCTCCACTGCTATAGCTAATAATATTATATCAAGTATCATTGTGCTACTTCCTTATAGTTACAAGAACATACTAACATAGCTTGCTTATTTCCACAACAAGGTGGTTTGTACCGTAAAGCTTTATTGCATACAGGACAAAACTTCTTTCTTATATTACTTTTAATTCCTTCAACTTTCTTTCCTTTAATTATCATTTAGCTCCTCCATCCACTCCTCAGCAGTTTTTGTAGTGTAATACTCAGCATGACAGACATTACATACCCAAGTAGTTGGATAAGATTCTCCATCTATTATCCTAGGTTTTACAAGCAATCTAAGTAAAGCATTACATTCTCCGCATCTTGGTCTGTCGGCATCACTTATAGGACTGTTCATTCTAGATATAAATACTTTTTTCTTATCTTCAGCAAGTATTTCTTGATACAGATCAAAAGCTACTGAAATGTTATTTGTTATACCAGAAACAATAAATATCTTTCTTGCTTTAGCTAAGTCACTAACACGTTCTTTAAACTCATCATAAGAAAGGTTCTTCATAATGTACTTCCTATATCAATTCTACTGGACAACAGCCAGATTCTATCATATAACCAGTTCTTAAATCTTCAATATCACCAGGTGGATGTCCGTCTGCTATAGCTAGTGATATAATATATTCTTCTGTATACCCAGCATTATCTAACCAAGTAAAACAGTCTTCACAGTTAGCTGCATAAGGATTAGCAGAAACTCCGTATGACTGAACTGTTTCGATTAAAGAACTATCACATTCATGACTTTTTCTGTCTAAAAACCTTCCACAGTAATAACGGTCAGGAGGAGCTTCCCAACACTCTTCATTTATACCAGTATCAGTTTCAATATAAGCTGGATAAGGTTCAACATAAACATTAACAGCAATTGTTATAGAATCACATACCTGTCCTTCTATAGAAAGAGTAATCGTAGGGTTATCACAACCTGAATTAGTATATGGTGAAGTATACACAATAGAGGTGCCTGTAGTTGTATCAATTGATCCTACTCCTGTAAGTTCCCAAGTATAGTTATAACCACTGACAAAATTTTCGGCTGTTAATGTTTGTTCTTCGCCACCTCCCATTGACAAGGTTGTATAGCCTATACTAACATCTTCACAACCAGGAGATACGACAGATATAGTAATAGTGTCGCACAAATTACCTTGAGTATATAAGCCAATAACTACAGTAGATGCTAATGCGGCTGCTTTAAGAACGACTGTTGTACCAATATCAGAATAAAGCTCGCATAAACCAGACTCTATACCCCATACGTATATACATCCGTCCTTAGGATTAACAACGCTTAAAGTCTGTGCTCCGTTAGTATACATAGAAGTATTACCAGAAATACTGACACCATCACAAGTGCACAAACTATCAAGACAATGATTAACTGTATAATCTTTAAACCAATAACCACAAGGAAAATGTTTATCACTTATTGGATCATTAAGTAAAACTGATTCTACAGGACTCCATACAGGATTATCTTTATTAGCCAAATAGCTGCCTTCGTTATATATAACTTTTCTTGGTGAAGGATTAAAGTCCCAAGGACCTGCTCCTCTATTATTCTCTATCCAACTAGGTCCAGGAGGACTTGGTGCAGTTACAGATTTTAAGTCTGTACAAATAACATCAGACTGATCAAGTGATAAAGAACAAACGAATGGAGTAGATGTTACCGTTTCATCACCTCCATACGTCCATTCAATATATAACGAAGGAGCTCCGGATTCCTTTGATCTTGGACACCTACGAGCAGTAGAATCACTACTATTATCCTCGATCATAATCATCAGATTATTTCCACTCGACCAACTACCTCTATTAATTATCTCTTGTATAATAGTAGTTAAATCAGGTGTATCATAGTAAGATCCACTAGACCATGCTTCTATATTGCTCCATAAAACGTTAGCTGTAGTTTTGTCAAGTGCTTGGTATCCAGCTATATTAGTAGGTGGAGAAGCATCATCGACATCGTTACCATAAATAATAGTATTACATGTAGTAATTGTTTGTGTGTTATATGCACTAAACGTTATTTTAGCAGATACTATAGTAGCGCCTTGTGGAATAGTAACATTTTTGAAGCAAGCAAATGTACATATACCTAAGTAATAAGGAGAATAACTTCCAATTACTAAGTACTTTCCACTATTAGCAAACAGTGGGGCCGCTGATCCACTTGTGGCAAGCCATCCATCATCTGACCATATACTTGATTGAAATGTACCGTCAGCCATAATATATCCTAACTAAGATCAACTTCAATATCTTTAATAGTAAGTGTGTTAGTACTAGTTATTGTTAAATCCTCACCAAAGTCAATGCAACCTACTACAGTGTCATCGCCTGTAGAATCGTCATAAATAATAGCAGCTCCTGTTGGACCAATACTGCCACCACTTGCTGTCCACGCAACACTATCCCATGTTACAGTAGCCATATCATTAACATCGTCCTCTGTAACAGAAACATTGGCCAGTACTTTATCGTTTTTAGTATAGCCATTACCTGTATCTAACTGATCTGAAGTTACATCAGCAAGAGTGGCATCAGCATCTTTATCAAAAGCAAAGGTTGTATTCATTAAAATAATCTTGAACACATCGTCGTCAAAATCAATATTACCTGATAAAAGCTGATATTTAAAGTGATTTGATAGTGTGCTTACAACCGCCATGATTATTCCTCCAATGAAATATCGCCATATATAGATAAGGCGATACCTAAATTTTCACTGTCCATAGTAAGACTTGCTCCAACTGCCCCACAATCAGGACTTCCTATAATAACCTGCCCATTAAAATTTAATATAGCATTTGCAGTTGGAACATCGGTGACCACAGAATATTCACCAGTAGTAGCTGATCTTGTAACAGCAACAACACCATTACTCATATAAACAAAATTGAAAAAATCTACAGCACTCCACGTAGACCCTCGAGTAGTTGTCAACTTTAAGTTAAGCGAGCTACCATCCCACTCATATATTTTATTACTACTGCACACAATAACAAAGTTTGTAAAAACAAACGCTTGAGGAAAAGGAAAGGCATCAGTTATATCGGAAGTTGAAAACCTTTCCAGTTCCTGCAAAGCAGCCAAAACACCATCCTTGCCGACAGCGCCCTTAGACTCAACAAGATACTTCGCATCACGAGGTACTCGTTTGCTAGGCCTAAGGCCTCTTGCAAGCTGGTCGGCTGATATAGTGAAGGAAAAGTCTGGCATTATATTACTCCATTTCCTGAGGGCTTAATGTGCTTAAAGTTTGTTTCCATTCTCTTTGGTGTACCTGTTTCATCAACCTGTTTTAAAACAGCTAAACGCCTTCTCACTTCAGGTACTGACTTTTCAAGAATCTCCTCGTAAGAAAGTAAAGGGTTTTTACCTTCGATCATTTCAACAACACTTTGGACAACATCCTTACGATCTCTAAATTCAGGATAATCATTGTAGAATTTAGCATTTATCTTATGAAGAGCCGCATGATTAGCCATAAGGTTACCAATAATATCTGGAATAGCAAGTGTCAGCCGTTCCATAGCTTCATAGATTATTTCTTCTTTTTCATCAGGACTTAACATAATTACCTCACATTAATAGCATAGTCAGTGTATTTAAAACCAATTGGCAAACCAAGTGTCACTGTTTCAATCTGATTAGCTGCATTTAAATTGACGAGATCCATAAATGAAGTTTCTGCAACGCTTCTAACATCGCTTGATGCAGTCTTACCATATTCTGGTGCAAGCCGTAAAGCCAGATTATATATAACAGCCTCTTGGTACACAGCCGGAAGAGCCATTGTATCAGTGGTCAGTGCAAACGATCCTGTTTCTGTAAACTCTTTATAACTATAACTAACCAATGTGAAAGCAGAACTAGGAACAGGAAAAAGAAATATTTGTCCTAATGGATAAGAAGGTCTATAAAGAAGTAGACTAGGAGTACCACTAACAGTTTTATCTGTTATTCTGCGATATTTTCCCTCATCAATAATCTCAATTCTACTTGTAGTAGACCCGCTAAGAAGGTAAGCACTTATAACTTGATTCGGTCTAGTTGTCGCTATGTCTCCTCCTGATCCCCAAGTATAAGAGCCGACTCCTCCAATAAGAGTAATATCTTCTTTAGTCGCTACAAAGATATTAATACTTTGGCTACTCCATCCTCTTAACATTACCTGTAAAGCCTGAAGTGCTTCGGCTTGTCGAGCAGTTTCAATTGTTTCTCCGCTACTCAGTGCACCGATCTTTCTTAAGCTTGTTGCCAATACAGTAGATATTAACATTTTATTACCTCTTTATTCAAACACTGCATTTATCCATTTATGTTGCTATAAGAAATCCTTCAAGCCTACACATTGCAGTACCAGCATTTGTGGCTATGCCAGATACCTTAATATCAACACCTGTTAAAATTCTTTTCGGAATCTCAAAGTCTGTAGTTTCACTTGCATTAACGAGCGTAGACTCAAAGCAAGGATAGAATATTCCAGGAGTTTTAAACTCCTCATGTTGCGATGCCTTAAAATACAAATGACAGGTATTTGTTGGATTTACTGGAATTGAATATGCCCAGTTAAGTCTGGTAACATATAGATCAAAACCATAAGGAACTGTATACATAATATTCTTTGCTCTTGTATACGTTGCCCTTATATAGCTATAAGTAGTACCGGCACCGTCACCCTGTAACGTAAGATTGCCAGTTGGTACTCCATTAGAGCCTGCAAAAATCACTCTAAAGCCGTTAATTCTATATGTATCACTATTAACAAGGTCAACAGCAGTTGTACCGTTTAGAATAACAATCTCTTCCTTACGAACAAACGTATCATCAAGATACAAAACAATGACAGCTTGCGCACCATTTTTAGCTGAGTAATCAAGAATATTAAAGGTTCTACCATAAGCTGATCCACCCTTACTAAATCCTCCAGCGACCGCTATAGTATCTCCGTCAATACCAGTAACGAACCCATATTCAGGATCTGTAGCTTTATCAAGAATGACACAATCACCAACAGCAACATCACTAAAATCTTGCTCATTTTTAACAAGTGTAGTTGTTGATCCGCCATCATCTGTGCCTGTGTGCAAAATAGTACCAATATCAGCAGTATTATCACTTGATACTACTTCCATTTGAGTTTCAGCAGAAGGAAAAGTATAAACTCCTGTTTTACTCCACAGGTCAGATAAGGAAGTGTTCATTGTGCCAGTATAACCAATCTTGTACCACCTTTCAGCGGTGCTTACAAGACCGAACCCAATCTGCTGCATGAAACTCATCTCACAATTCTTAAAATACCACGTGTTTCCGTCAAGTGTAACATAACATCTGCCAGTATCCAGTTCATAGAAACTTGCCCCTGCTGCTGAATCATCAGGTTTAGCATCAGTAGAAAGCCCAATATACTCATGGTAGGATATTTTTACAACTGCCATAATAGTCACCCATTAAGAAAAGTCAAATTTTGACTTTGTCAGATGTTTGGGGAGAGCCGAAGCCCTCCCCGATGAATTGTTACAGTGAACCAAGTGCCGGCCAATCAGCGTTAGCAAGATTACTAGCCGAAATCTTATTACCAACAGACAAATACGTATTACCGACAATAGCACCTGCTCCATTCGTGCCCTTAGGCTGCAATGTTACGCAACTGTTATTAGAGATAACTGCAACGCTTGCAGCATCATTAATACACTCAGTTGCCGTATGAATCCTATTACCATCAATAAGAATCTTATTAGGCGAGCACGTAGTGGAAGCATTGAGCTCGATTCCTGCATTTGCGCCTTCGATATAGTTCTGCAGAATCGTAAGTCCCTGTGCGTTACCTGCACCAATTTCAATAACAGCATCAGAGAAAGCCCCAACAAAACTACATCTGATAATTTTCAAGAACCATACAGCAGTAGCTATAATAGCACCACCAGCTGCTACCGTATTAGTCGCATCAAATGTACAATCCCAGTACTCAATACCACGCTGAGTCGAGTCTAAAGTAAAGAGATCACCACCTTCTGCGGGAGGTCTGAAATGCCAATTAAACCATCTGACACCAATTCCAGTTGAGCCTATAGGAACATGATTACCGACAAGACCAGGCTTCATCCACTGGTTATAAGAACCAACACCAATGATGTCAGTTTTCTGGGACTGAAGAACTAAATCTTCTTCAAAGGCATCGCCCTTAGCAAAGATTCGGTTTCTAGCAGCCCATCCAGTTGAGCCAGATGCAATGTTAGCATGTGAAGCTGCAAGCGCTGTAGCTAACGTTTTAAAAGCGGTAGACCAGCTAAAACCATCGTTAGCATCATCACCTGAGTTTCCGCATACATAATAGTCCACTCCACCGGAAGGATTAGGAGATACAATACTACCTCCACTCTCCACAGTAATCTGTCCACCAGAAGGAATTGTTATAGAAGGAAGAATAAGTGGATTAGGAATGGTAACTACCTCATCAGCTGTCTCAAAAATTCGACCTAAATAAGCCATTGTAGTACCTCCTTATCCCCAAAGCCTGCAAGCTAATTCCGGATAAAGTGTCTTAACACCATACAGAATATCAAGTCTGATGACTTCTGTGTCTTGGTCAATATCATACTGCTTAACAACACGAATACTCAGACCAACTTCAGGGGCTGTTTCTCTTGCTCCCCAAACATTTGCAGGCATTTCGATAGGAACTGAAACGAGTGCAAAAGCATTAGGATGGAATACCAGGTTCTGCGGATAGTACGTATTCTCATTACCCATAAAAGTAAGACCATCTTCTTCTACAGGCAGAGAATTAACAGTAGAATAAGCATCATCAGGTGCGTACCTGATTGTCGGGGTAACGCTAATAGTAAGATCACCACTAAGAGATGCACCATCAGCCGAAACTGCAAACTGTCGCAACACACCAGTAGATGCACCGGACATAGGATTAACAGCATACACTGTATCAACAGTAAACACATCACCGTTTTTAACAGTATTGTTTGAAACATCCCAGCCATCAGTTGCCAGTGTCGTATCTTTGGTAACAGAACCAGTCTTAACAACAGGAACTGCTCCTCCTGAAGCAAAGGTACCAGTCAGATGTCGCTGAATATTCTGATCCATATAAATATTCAGATTTGCAATAGTACCAAGATAACCCTTGGTAATAATGTCTTCAGCAACTTTTGCGGCAAACGTACCTTTAAGAGCATCAGCCATTGCCCAGTTTGCGGCAGGATTAAGGATACAAATTCTACCTTCCTGCGGAGCTGCTTCATCATCCAACTTGGTCTGAGCATCACCAAGAACCGAAAACGAAGCTGGGGTTGTACCAGGTGTACCAACCGAGTTATAAACATCTGCATAAAGCCCGCAAAGATCAGCATCCACTGTATTAGCCAAAGCTGCAGCTGCGGGTTCGATGTATCGTTTACTATATTCCTCGATAGTTGTTGTCAACTCAACAGAACTGAATGCCCAGGAAACATGGGCCTGAGTTGACATCGTGATCGAGGTGCTGGGTTCTTCGATATTAGTATTAGACCGAACCTGAGCTTTAGTAGCTCTAAACTTGTTCGGTTTTCTAATAGTGATTGTACTTCCGACCTTAACGAATTCGTTTTTGTAAGCAGTATGAACATGCCTTCCCATTGCCATGCTGTTCAAAAGCATCAAAAGACTTTCCTTCGCTATAATCGTAGGGGTTAAAAGAGACTGTGACATTTTAACTTCTCCTTATTTCTTTGTACGCCATTTCCGATATTCTTCAAAGGACATACTTTCAGGTTTCGCATTTGATTCCTGAGTTACCCTAACAGGTTTTATCGGAGCGGGCTTTGGTTTAGTTTCAACAGCTTTACTCGCATCAGTTGTATCTTCAGTATCAGTAGATTTATCATCAATTTCTTTTGCAAGCGCAGCTTCCAATTTACCTATTTCGCGAGCGATTTGCAAGGAATTTAAATTAGAAATACGCTTAGCTTCAGGCGGATTTTTACCAAGATAATAAAGAATCTCTACGGCGACATCTTGATCAAGATCTAAGACGATATCAGCAACACCCTGACTAATGTTTAGATCTTCAGAACATACAACAGTTTCAAAATCTTCGTATGTTCCTTCGCCATATGCGAGCAGTTTCTCAATTGGCTCATTACCAGTATAAGTCTGCTCGTTTGCGTCTTCTTTCTCAATCTCATTTGCCATTTCTTTAAGACGTTCATCAACTCTCCACTTAGTAATAGCCTCGATATATTCATCATCGTCTTCAAAAGAATCTCTCTTAGGCTCTGGAGCAGCTGGAATTTGCGCCTTCAGCTTTTTAATTTCTTCTTTAAGCCTTGTAGTTTCATTAGCACGCAGACTACGCTCGTAGTCCCGTTCCCTCTCAGCATTTCGCTGAGCTTTAATAGCCTGGTTAATTCGTTTCTGAACAGAAGCAGGAACCTTCCCTTCGTCTTTGGGCTTCGCCTTTTTCTTTTCGTCAGACTCGGTAGCGTCATCGCTAAGTGTTTCCTCGTCATCACCAGGTTTTGCTTCTTTAGACTCATCAGGCTTTTTATGAGTCTCTTCAGCTTTCTTTTCCGTATTCTCTTCATCGTCCAACATATCAATAGGTGCTTGATACACCTCAGTTGAATCGACCGAGAGCAGGTTCGGATTATCTACACCATTTATAATCTGACCTGAAGACCCCTCAAATTTTTTCATCTCCTCCATTGTTGTAATCATAGCAAGCCTCCTCAGCTTGGAGCAGTCTTTCGACTGGTTTACTTAATAGATTCAAGTAATTCTTTACGTCTATTAAAAACTTTCTTAAGTGATTTAGCAGAATAAGAGCTCTTTTTCTTATGAGCTTCAGCCTGCTTCCTATATGCCTCTTCTCTCATATCAGCAATTGCGTTATTAGATTTCTTTTCTGGAAGATCTTCAGTTTTCGTCTCCGCATACTCTTTAAGCTGTTTCTTAGCCATTTTCAGTACCTCTTTATTCTTAACCTTTGAAGGGTTATGCAAAGCTGTTGCCATCAATCTTTGCTGTGCTTTAGATTTAGCTGGCATAACTATTTACCTCGTGCCTTTTTGTACTCACTGAAGTTCATATCTTTAAGATCTTTTTTATTCTCAAAGCCAATCTTTTCAAATCGAGCAGTAACCCTTCTATCAAACTTATTATTTTGTGTCTTATCACTATGAATACCAGTTATTCTTGCAATACCTGATATATTTATAAGGTCTTCTACATCAAGAGACATAATATCAGGCATTTTAGAAATAAGTTCTTCGTTAAAACTAATCTCCATACCATATGGGTATTGAGGTTCTTCATATGTCGCCACTTCACTTGTAGATTTCTTTTTCTTTTCCATTTTAGTGCTGATTAAGTCCATAATAACCTCCTTTATGGTGCTAGGTTCTCAGGAAGTTCAAGCATCGCTGCCTCTTCCTCAGGAATTTCTACTTCCATTTCTGGTATTGGAATTTCTGACACTGGAATCTCTGGCATTGGTGCTACTGATTCTTCAATAACAGAAGGCATTACCATTCCTTCTTCAGCATTAGGCTGTTCGACTTTTTCCTCTGTAGATACTTCTGCGGCAGTTATTCCTGTTTCCGCCTCCAACTGTTTATTTTTAAGGCGAATCCCATCAAGTTTTGCTTTCTCTTGTTCAAGCTTCACCATTAAAATTTCAAGTTCTACTTGCTCTTGCGTTAATTCTTGTTCCTCTTGGGAGGGCTGCTCAGAAGCTTCGGCTGACGAATTCTCAGGGAGCCGTCCAAGATTCGTTTCGTCCGGAGGGGATGAGGCAGGAGGGAGCCTATCTTGGCCTTCGGGTGCTTCAACTCTCTGAGCAGCTAGTTCTTCTCGTATCTCAGGCGGTAATAAAAACTCCGCTCTCTTAGCAATCTCTTCAGCGCCTTCCCAATCTTGTGCTTTTGCAAACAGATCCAGAATAAGAGGAGCAATACCCGGAGCGTATTGTATAAATTCTGTCATAGAGCGCCGCATTTCAGATCTCTGTGTTGTAAAACTCGGGCCGGCAGAAACTGCAACATCATATACTCCAGTGGTTACATCAATCTCTGTGTACTGATTCCCTTCCTCATCAGTTCTAGGAATGTTAACTTCTTTAAAAGCAACAGTTCCATCATCCAAACCAAGACGAATTTTCTTCTGGGTATCAAGAAGACTTGGTGCTACATCAAGAAGAACACGTCCAATCTGTTCAATTGACCTGCTAAGGTTATCATAGAAGGCATAAACACCAACATCGCCTTCATGTTTACGCTCTCTAATAGCAACTCCAGATCTTTCGTTAGACTCCATACCAAGAGACGCCTTCTGTAAGCCAATAGTGTCTTTAATATCTTGGTCAGTTTGAGCTATTTTAGTAGCAAAAGCGCTGGATATTTGCGGTGGAGCCTCTCTCTTTGGCCAGCCCGGAGCTTTTGGATCAGGATTAACAAGAACATAAGGAAAATTCTGTTGATGTATTTGTCTCCACTGTGCCTCATGACCAGCAATTTGCTTAGCTGTGACCATATAAGGCATTTTTGGCTGTAATGCAATGGTTTCTGTGTCAACACTGTTCCAGTAATTATACATTCGCTGACTATCTTTACCATTTCTAATAAGACCACGCAGATATTTACGCCCGCCAACATTAAGCTCTTTACCCCAGATCGGAACAACTGGTATATATTTCTTACCAATCCACTCAGTTTCATCAAGAACGTCATTTCCTGATACAAGGTACCACTTTATAGTGATTTTTTCTGAGTCCCTTTTATTTTTAATACTTGATTCTGGTGTATTAGGTGGTAACGAATCAGTAATAGTGCCATCAATAAGCTCATAGAGAGTAAAAGGTTCTTTCTCTTTTACAAAATACTCAGCAATTCTTACCTTATCTTTAGTACACCAGCCGTCAACAAACCGAGAATCTGTAGAATTAAAGGGCATCGGTTCTTTCTTATAGGTACGTTTGAATTCCTCACGATTCATGTCCGCTATAATTATGCAGTAATCAGAATCAGAACAATCATACTCAACATGATCTCCCCAATATATAGCGAGAGCGTTCTCAACAGGTACTATGTAAGCTTCCTGATCGAACGACATCTCGTCTATATATCGAGTGACTACACGAACAGCACCATAACCACATGCTGCAGCATGTTCAAACCCATTATCTATAATTGAATCAGCTTTGGATATTCTCCAAATATGCTTAATCCAGCCGTTGAGAACTTTTGCTGTTTTTATATCAGCGTTGTTATCAACAGGAAGAACAAGCAATTGAGGACGATTCATTCGCTGATCACCAACAACCTGATCAAGATACGTAGGCATTTTGTTTACAGTTAAACAGGGACGCTGATCTGCTTCACGCTGTTGCCTAATATGATCAGGCCATTGCTCAACAGCAATAAATTTAAGATCATCTAAAGCAGCTTCTCGATTTTCACCGTCTTTGCTTTCAGCAGATTTAAGACGATCCTGTACCTCCTTTAAAATAAGCCTTGCTTTATCTTCTGTTGTTTTTAGCATTTTTGCACTCCAACAATGTGCTCAGATCTTACGTAGTCCATGAACTCCTTACGATCAAACTGAACTGCTTTTAAAAACTTTTCAAGATTAGGAAACGTATAAAACCAAAGAGTATTTGCGTCGGTCGTGATAAATATAGTCAACGTATCTTCATTCCAAGATTTGTTCAGTATCTTTATCATTGTTATACTCCCAGCCATCCTTGATTAGACTCGCCAACATAATTTCTATACCTTCGTGAAACAGAAACATCATCATCTTCTTTTTTCTTGAAATAACGAGTAGCTGCGTTGTGAAAATATTCTGTATTGCAAAGGGCATCGGCAATATTAGGACTCGCTATGCCACGAAGCTTCATCTTTTGTTTGCTTTCCACTACAATACCACCGTACTTATTAAAACCGTAGCGAACAGAAGAAAGCTCGTTAGCAAGAATCTGTCCCATTGACATTTTTGATCCTGGGTAATTACCTTCAACAAGAACATCAGGAAACGAGTAAACACCTTTAAGACAATTATCTCTGACTCTACACCAGAGTTCATCACGAAGTCTATGATATTTTTCAATATCACTTGAAGAGTGCGTAACATTTATTTCCTGAAGACCTTTAAGTTCTCTCTTCTCAAGCCAGTCATAAACACCGGCTCCGACGCCGATAACATCAATAGCAACACCTTGAGCATTGTGATCTTGGTAATCAAGAAGAATGTTTCCACCAAGATCCATTGTGCTAATACCTTGAAAAGTATTCCAAGGATAAATCTTTAATCCTCGTCTTGGCAGAATAATACTAAAGTCATCACCATAACGAGCTACATCAACACCGAGATAAAGAGGCTCATCCTCTGCAACTTCAAACTCATTACCAATACACTGCTCAGCTGCCCAAAGAGGAATTAGTGTGGTTTCATCCTGTAATGGAGGATTGCCTTCAACACGGATTCTGAACACATTAGAATTAAGGCCGTATTTGTTCTCGAAATATTGCGGCATTGAAGGATGAACATTTTCAGATTCTCTACTATCCCAGTGAAGTCTAGTCCAATCCTTAGAAATCGTGGCGTGAAAGTGTGTATCGTAGAAGTATCCGTTGTTTTTAGTCATGTTTCCAATGAGCAGAACCTTATTATCTTCTTGTGTAAGGGCACCTTCAAGCGGAACGAAGACCGGATCAGGTACGCCCGAACTCTCATCAACTATTATTAAAAGATGATCTCCGTGAAGACCGGCTAATGTCTCAGCCTGTTCTTCCTTGTTTGAGCGAACAGACGGAGAAATTAAACGGAGCCACCATTCTTTCTTATCATCCTTGTGAAATACAACATCTTTCTGAATAACAAAATCGTCAGCAACAGCTGACTGGCGTAGCCATTTGCTAAACTCAGTTAAGAAAATATCACGTAACTGCCGATTTGTCGGAGCCGTTACAACAACTTTTGCTCTTGCCCTTGTAGACAAGAACCACTGTGCTATCCACGCAGCTGATGTATCTTTTCCAGTTCCGTGACCCGATCTAACAGTTACACGTTTTTCTTTGCCTATAACTTGAAGTAGTTGCATCTGCTGTTTAGTTGGAGTAGCCTTAACACAGTCATTAACATACTGAAGAGCAGACCGCCTCCACTCAGCAAGTTTTCGCAGATAATACGGATTCAAGGCTTGTCCCATCAAAAATCCTCCGTATCCAATTCTGATAGTAAGTTCAATTCCAACTGCTTTTCGTTTACATTTACAGGAATATCAATAAAGGGATTCCCTTCCATGTCTTCAAGAAGCTCTGGTTCAAGACCCTGTTCTTGTTTTTCGAGATAAACAAGGTGCGCAAGCAGACCTTTAATATCAGAAGGTTTACCCTCAATAACGAGCTCTTTTTCTTTCAGTATCTTATAGCACATGATTATATCCTTAAGCGATGCTTCGTTAATTTTTTCTGGAGTTACAGCCTCAAGAAGTTTTGCTTGTAATTCGGTTAATTGGAGGGATTGTACAGCACGGTAATTAAGCAGAATGCCTTGTTTTTGCTGGATTTCGCGGATGCGCTTCTTTAATGTTGGCACTGATACACCAACATAGGCAGATACATCTTTAGTATTATGACCTCGATCAAGCAGATCAATGGCTGCATCCAAGTCAAAATGCTTAGGTGGTCTACCTAAACTGTTCGGATTATCAAAGTCATCTATGATCCCAGTAAATTCATCATCCATCTCACATACTCCAAGTGCATATTTGGTAATCCAGTATTTCTACTGCTTTTGTACAAGTATCATCATCACGAGGAATATGGCCCGGACATTGTAACCTTTCACTAGCAGTCGTAGCAGAGCACACATATATAACCTGCAATGCTCTCATGTCCTTAATAGGCCCGGCAATAAAATCAGCATCCTTACCGTTTAACGCTCTATCTAACGCTCTTTCCAGCTCCATATTCCTAACGCATCCCCATCTAGATTATACTAATCCCATAACACAATTTATCCAAGAAAGTCAAGCTTTATTTTTTAGCCGTTGAAAATAATTTTGTACAACTGTTTACAAAGCCTTGCTTTGCTTGTTTTTGCAAAGCTTGCTTTGCTCAGGGGGTTAGGTTTAAAATTTTACTTGAGGGGGATTTGGGGCTGGATTATTGAAGAGGTGGACGAAAAAGGCCCATATACCCCCTCTCAAAAGCCTACTAAAACATTCACATGAAACAATCAGAGAAAAAATAAAATCAGTCGCGATGGTCGCACCTGAAATTATTTCAATTGAAATTATCTCAGTACCAATAATAACAGCAACAATAATACCAACTGGAAATAATAACACCAACAGGCATAACCAATCCGACCAACGGGACAGCAACATCATCCGGATCATTCACAACGCCAGATTGTGTGACGCCAAACACCTGCAAAAATCATACCCAATTAACCAAGAGCCCTAAAATTCCCACCATCGGAGCTCGACATTTTTGTCGAATCCCTCGACACTTTTGCCGAATACGTAACACGTTGAAATTGTTAATAAACAAGCGAAAATCCGTAAAAACGCTCGACAATTTTGTCGAATTATTCCCGTGATTACGCCAATATCCTCGAAAAACGCAATGATTACAATAACTTAGGTGTTTGGCATGCAGATTGCAGTATAAATAATAAACGGGAAACAAAAAACAAAAATTTTCCGGTCGCTCTTTTAAATAACGGTGCTTTACGTCATGCCTGACGTATTGGAAAGTAATCTACGAAAACGGCATGGCATCGGCAACCGTATGCAATAGCAAATCATGCCCTAATCTCTGCGCCGTATCTCCTCAACCTAAAAGGAGAAAGACATGGCAAAGAGATTACTGAAGTGGTCAGTAGACAAAACCGTCCTGACCATGTGCGAGGCAGAGAATGAAAAAACCGTAGCTACGTTTGACTTAGCTAGAATTTTCCCAGACTTCAACGATATGTCTGAAGTCCAAAAGCATATAACGGTGTACGGCGTGAAGCAGATTTTAGCCGACGCCGGTGCATCGTTGAAGTCGGTAGGTGATAAAAAGGTAGCGGCTGAAGAAAAGTGGTCGTTGCTGAAAGAAGGAAAAATTTCGGCTCCTCGGTCGAACGCGACCGGAGCGACTGAAAACAAGCGGATCATTAACGGTATAAAAGAACGCTCGAAAGTGGTGAGCCTCGAAGGGCTTATGGCTAAGAAACTGTTGAACGAGACAGAGTTTACCGCCGAGGACCAGAAGAAGCTCGATGAGCTTTTGTTAGCCCAGGCGGAAATTTTGAGGAGAAGCTAAACTTAACCAGGAGATACGGCATAGATATTAGGGCATGATGTTCGGTGCTTATTGATGCGGGCCGCTTCAAGAGGAGAAAGAACATGGACTACAAAGAACTGATAGAGAAACTTGAAGAAAACCGTCACCTGATCAAAAGAGCACAAGAGGAAAATAGGTGTATAGAAGACGCACTAAAGAAGGAGTTTATCGAAAAGGGCTACATTGACATTCTGTCGATAAATTATAGAAGACTTTACCAACAATTCGGAAAATAACCTAACCGGCCCGTATCACTAAGTGCCGAACAACAAAAAGAAAGGAGGTAGAATGAAAACAGTCATAAAGATCATATGTGCTTACTGTGGTAAGGACATGGGAGAAAAGAGTGGCAATGGGGTGTCTGGAATCTCGCACTCCATTTGCATAGATTGTAAAAAAGAGCTTATGAGGAAGTAGCATGAAGAAAGTAGTATGGGCTGGTAAGGTCGATAGGTGTGACCTATGTACGACAAAAATAGGGAGCCACTTTATCGACGGTAGGCTCCGATCGGGGCAGTGGGCAATTCTTTGTCCAAACTGCTTCACGGTTGAGGGTGTAGGGCTAGGCCTTGGTAAGGGACAGCTCTATGAAAAGCAGGGCAAAGATTTTGTAAAAATAGAAGGATAGTATTCCGAGAAAAGTCAATTTTTGACCATGAAGCTGTGGTTGAAGATTGGCTTTTTCTTTGTTTAGCGTACCACCCAGTTGAATTAATTACACAGTTGAAATTGTTCTAAGGGGAATAAGCCTGTAAATTTGGTGAAATTGTAATTTTGGTGAAATTGTAAAATTGTTCAAATTGTAAAATAGTTAGCAGTTCGGTTGTTTCGCAGTTATGCAGTTATTTTCGTGTTATCCCCCATGTTTTTTTGTGACCTTTCTCCCAGTTATCCAGCTTTGTGTTCTCCCAGTTGTTGTTTTACCCAGTTGTTGGTTTCTCTCTTACTCCTAGTTGTCCATTCTCCTTAATAATATATAAGTATATATATATAGAGATATACATATATAAGGAATAGAAGAACAGAGAAGAAGAAGAAGAGAGAAGATGAAAAACGAACAAGAAAACAAAAAGCTTAAAACAACCGAGAAAGGTCAAAAAATAACACGGTGGACAGGCAGGTTTTACACTGCACAACATCGAAACAACGGAACTATGAACTGCGTAACAATTTCACCAAATGAACAATGTGAACAATGTCAACAATTTTACTATTTGAACAATTTTACAAAATGAACAAAAATAACTTGCACGCTAACAAAAAGTATGGTACAGTATGGGTATAATAAAACATGAAAGGAGTACAAAATGCAGCTTAATACAAAAAAGGGGGGATTCATAGAGCTAATGAAATCCCTTGATTTACTCCTGGTCAACAATCAGAATGAGGTTACGAAAGCAGGAAGGGATATTATCGAGTATTCAAAAATGAACAGGCCCCACAATATTCAGGTAATCAGGGCGGAGTTTAAAGACCCTGATTATGTAATTATGCTTTATGATAACCTCACGAAATTAGCTGGCCAAATGTCAGTAGAAGAGCACGGAGGGACACTCTTCATGCTCGTTTATTTGCTGGTTTCATTGGCAATCAAAGGAAAAATGGACGTAGTTTTGACACTGCTAGAAAACTTAGGGTCAACCGCAAATATTGTGCTAAGCCATGGCGAACTGGTTAATATAGAAACTATCGTGACCATCGGGCATCCTGATGAGTTACATTAGGGAGAAATGGTATGAAAAGACTAAAAACAATAGGTACTGAATACCGACACGTTAAGGTGTTCTACTCCAGAGACTGGCAAGAATACCAATGTAAACTGTACATAAACGGGATTTTACAGAAGGGTGCGACATACTACACGTCCGATGAACAAGACGCTGTAGATACGGCGCACAAAATGCTGACAGAAGAGGAGGATTTATTAACGTCAGTGGACATATATATTAAGTCAAACAATGTGGAGCCCGTAGAAAACACGCTAACTCGTGTTGTCGATTATAAACCACTGACAATGGACGAGTACGAAAACTTCTATGGGCTCGATGAGCCAATCGGTAAACCGCTGGTTGACTCAACACCTTTAAACACAAAGTATAACTTTGGAAGCACTTTAGGAGGCAAAAATGATACATGATAAGGAAGTAATTATTGAATACCTAAAAACAAATAGGCCTGCAAATGTCCAACTGATTAAGAAGAATTTCAGAAACCCTGATTCAGTTATCCAGCTATACGATCACCTTACAGTATTAATTAGTCAAATGTCCATTGAAGAGCATGGCGAAATATTAGTCTTGCTTATTCACACATTTGCTGTGTTAATGATTAGTGGTAGAATTGATGTAGTTTTAGCTCTGATTGACAACGTTGGAACAATGGCAGATATCGCACTGAAATCAAAGTAGTAACTGTAGAGCTTGATAATCCACAATTAAATTAAGGAGAAAAGAAAATGAATGATGCTAATGCAGATGTTTATGACGATAACAATTTAGTAGGTGAAATTTACTTTAGCCCCGAAACTAAAACGCTGACAGTAGTTACGC